CCTGTTGGAAACCCACTGGGTTTTTCTTGGGTTTCTTTTAGGTTTCCTAAATCTGAGCCTGATGGGTTTTTCCTCGGACGGCCACCTTTCTTCCCGTTTGAACGACTTGCCTCCATCGCCGGACGAGCGGCCTCGATCATTTCGTCGGCTCGTTGGTTGTGTCGCATCCCATCGGCGGCTACCTGAAAGAACTTTTCGGCCACGAACTTGACCGCCTCTTGCTCGGCCTTGGTCATTGCTCGGCAAATTCGATTGAGTTCGCCAAGGTCTGCCGGCAACGGCTGTTCGGTCGAGTAGTACTCGTCGAGCAAGAGCGTGTACGCGCCGTGCTGGATCAGCGTGAGACGAGCAGTTTTCTTGGCGTAGTCGCCGCAATACCGCTGGTAGTAATTCACCCCTTTCTCCGCGACAGCCATCCAAGCAACCCGAGCAGCCCGATAAACAAGGCGCCCCATGCGATACATGCTCCGAGAAGGGGTGTCATACTTCCTCCTGCCTTTGGGACGGAATGACGGCTCCGCAGTCGCACGGGCCATTCGGATATGCGGGCTCGTTATGAACCGCGCAGTCGCTCGCATGGATAGGCGCTCTGCGGTTCCAGTGTTCGATAGCCGACTCGATGGACGTGTGACCACCTGCAATTGGCAAAACACAACCCGGCGTCTGGCATGCGACATACCACCAGTCATCAGGGTCTATTTCTTCGGCCACGTAAGGTGGCTTTCCGCAGAACGGGCATGGGAAAAGCTCGCGCGCGGGCATAGTAGATGTGGTCACGCCGTCACCTCATCTTTGATGTCGTCGGTGATGGAGAGGCCGGTAATGGGGCGAAGATGAGCGTCTGGCGCGTAAACCTTGGTGCCGGGGGTGGCGTACACGTTTTGCTGTAGAGCCTCATCCCATGCGACAACGTAGCCTTTGCATTGGCAGCGCCACTCCGGCCCGTATTCGCCATCAGCTCCACGCGAGATCACCTCAAGGACGCGCCCAATATTTGCGCTGCACGACATATCGATGACATACGCAAGGTCACCCGGTTTGCAATTGAGCTTCATGCGGCGTTCCTCAGGTGAATCATCTCTTCGAGAATCGTCAAGTTGGCCTGACGGTTGAGCCACTGCTGTACGCCCCAGTTACCCACCGCAGATGCCCATTCACCGAGGCGTTGGGCCGGGAGATCCCGGCGCGCCGGCTTGTCGTCCGATTGCAGGTAGTCCGATACGTGAGACGGATAGCAGCCGATCAGCTCGGCCAACGTCCTTTGCGTCATGCCCTTCACCCGGCGATGCGCCCACGACAGTCGAACGATCTCGCGGTACGTCCGGCATTTCGCCACTTCGTCAACGGGCAAGAAGCTCGGCCCATTAACCGCGCCTCCCAGCAGCGGTAAGTTGTTCATTTTTCTTCCCTTCTTAGAAAAAATTCATCGACCAATCGCGAATAACCGCTTGAATCACCAGTTGATCAGGGACGATATTTAAGGCGTCCTAACGACGCCTTACGAAAAGATGAAACGGTTAAACGGCCTTCTCGAGCAGAAGCTCTTCCAGCCCGCGCACGATCTGATACGTCGGGCGATGCTTGCCGACCTTCCCAGCTGCCATGTCCGAAACAGTCGGCTGGCTGCACTTCAGGTGGTCGGCGATAGCCTTCTGGGTCATTCCTGCCGCCAGAAGCCTGTTCACCATGTCTTGAACGTTGGGTTCCATGTCTTCGTCCGTTGAGCCTTTGGTTTCCAATATAGATCACCCTATATTTTTAGTCAATAGGCGAATCGATATAGATTTGGGCAAGAATTTCGCCATGAACACACTAGGAACGCGGATACGCTCCGCACGCAAGGAGGCCGGTCTGACTCAGGTCGAGTTGGCGAGGAAGGTGCACATCACGCAGCCGACGCTATCCGATCTCGAGAACGGGCATACGGATAGCACGAGCAGCCTGGTAGAGCTGGCAATGGCTCTCGGCGTCCGCCCCGAATGGCTGGCTACAGGTAAAGGTGACCGTAAGATTCAGGACGAAGGATTAGGTGAAAACACTCGGAAAGAAGTTCCGAATACAGAATTGTCGGAAACAATCCCGAGCATTATCACGCAGTTACAGATTCTTCATACTGAAATAGAGAGGACGCTGGCTCTTCTCGAGGGTTTACCCGCTCTTCCTGCCGACAAAGAACATTCATACGGTAGGAATGTTCCCCCCTTGCTCAGCAGGGAAATGGTGGAGCGCCTCCATAACCTTCGGCCAGAGGTTACCAGACATGCAAAATCTGGAAACAAGCCCCGCGGTAACAAGACTTGACGACTACCGGAAGAAAGCACGGGGAAGCTTAAACCCTTCCGACTACCAAAAACTTTACGAGGACCTCTCGTCTATAGCAGAGCACATCATCAAAGTCGCGGACATCCTGTCCGAAATCAAGATCCCTACAAGGACATGACATGAGACCAATCATCATCGGGGCCTGCCTTATCTTGGCAGCATGCACTGCGAGCACCACTACGCCGCCGGCAATCGGAGTCGGCGGAATATGGAACATTCAAGACCATCAAGCGCCAGGTGACGGCGCCGGATCTAGTGGCACCGCTGGTGCCCGCGGCGGGCGCAGTGCAGCGTCCGGAGGCATGGGCCGCGGCACCTAATTCAGACCGCCCATCGTCAGCCCGCTTCGGCGGGCTTTTTCACGTCCTCAAAAAATATAGATTTGCCTATTGACAACGGATATAGAGCATCCTATATTTGAGCCATGGAAGCACAACGTCACGACAGACGAACAACCGAGGAGCAAGCCATGAAAGAGCAAACCTTAGCCGCCTGGATCGACAGCCACGGCACCGCAGAGCCGACGATCGATAACGGCGACGGCACGCTGAACGTTGCTTGCTCGTGCGTCAACGTTCACACGAACGCTTCGTTCATCGAGCGCTCGACCATCCCGGCGACCCTTAAGGCCGCTCGCGACTGGCTCGGCTATTAAACCGCTCCCGCACCATGGAGACCACCATGAAATATGCCGCCGCACTACTTCTGATCGCCCTTGTGGCGTGTGCGTCCCAACCGGTCACGACGATCGGCGTTGGTGGAGTCTGGAATACGCAGGATCACCAGGCTCTCGGTGGTCGCGGTGGGAATGATAACACGGCCGGCGCCCGCGGTGGTCGTGGTGCTGCTTCGGGTGGCATGGGTCGGGTGTGACATGGGCGCGATCGAAAACTTCCGCACTGGCTTCACGGTCGACCCGCGCGAGCTTGAGCGCGAGGTCGCACGGAAGCTGGCTCGTCACGAGCTGTACGACGAGCTGGACGCGGACAACAAGGCCGAGACGAAACTATTCGAGCTTCTAGTCGAGGACGACACGGACGAGAACGCGAAGCGTATCGGTCATCTGGTCTGGTCGGTCTACGCCCGGTTGGTGAAGCGCGAAATCGACACGATGAACGAGCAGATCGCAGAGCAGTCGGTTCGCGATCGGATGGAGGTGTGAGGTATGAAGATCGGCGATGACATGCTGACGGAGTGGTTTCCTCCGGGACTGAAGCCTGTACATGATGGGCTATATGAAACGCACGTAAATGACCCATCACAAATTACATTGTCGATTTGGAGAGGCTACTGGACTCCAGCAAGTAGTGACCTTGAATGGGTGCTGGATGAGGAATTTTGTGGCGAAAGCAATTGGCAGCATAGAAGCTGGCGCGGCCTCAAATCTCCCGCTAAGGAGAACTGAAATGGACTGGTATCAGGAAATCAGCGTGAACAACGGCGTGATGTACGCCGGATCCCGGTGGATCGGTTCGTTTTCCTCGCACGAGGCAGCGCTGGAGATCATGAGCATCCGGCGTGCGCAACGGACGGTGTACAGCGCGCGTGATACGCATTGCTGTACAGAGTCCGACCTCGAGCTTGCCGAAGCCATTAATTTTGACGAGAGATAGATCATGAACTTCCATCGCCTACACACCGTACTCGTGCTTTTGTCCGGTGGCTATCTTGAAGTCGCCTGCGCAGACATGGAACTGCCGGAAATGCAGCGGCATTGGCAGATTCGGCGGACCGTTGACTACGGGCAAGTTTGCTGGTGCTGACTGTTTTGCGTGGATGGGGCTTGAGCGCGAAAACTGGAACGGCTGGCTAATACAAGGTTCGCCCTTGGCACGGCAAGTTTATGAGTAGCAGCAACAGTAGCCCTATCCACACAGAGCAGTAAGCATTGCGAAGCGGATTCACGAAGGTAACTGACACCACCCAGAGGGACCACATGGACAAGATCAAGCATACGCCGGGGCCGTGGCGCATCGTTGAACGAGAGGTATTGGAAGACGGGAGCGTCTATCCGCGGCATATCGTCGGTGGGAATGCGGATTACCAGATTTGCCTTCTCGAATCGACTGTAACGGCGGAGCTGGCAATCAGGAACCCCGGCGAATGCTGGGGGAAAAACTCGAACATCGACTTGATCGCCGCCGCGCCCGACATGGCCGAGATCCTCGAAATCATCGCGAATGACGCAGACGCTGGCGAGATCCTGCTGACCTCCGGCGTACGCATGGCCCTCGACGCTGCGCTGATCAAGGCAGGGCGTAAGGAAGCGCCGGTTAGAAATGGAGATTGATATGGTTGAGTTCACTAGCAAAGAAATCCTCGCGATTCGTGACTTGTCGTATAGGAAATTGAGAGACGAAGGTAGTCCGGTATTGGGTCATATAGCTGATATTGCCTTTGCTCGCGCGATGATCGAAGCAACTCTTGAAAAGCTCGGCAAGGAAGCGCCGGTTAGGACGGGAGAGTGAGATGGCAATGGCTGACTACAGGCTTTGTGATGTTTGCGGCGGCAAAGCGTTTTACGACTCGAACCTTTCCTATCAATGGGAAGGCGAGGAAGACTACTCGGGCGAGAAAATCCAGAACTCGGATTGCTGCCGAATCGCAGGCGATCAACCTCCCATGCATTGCGGGTACAAGCTCGAATACGTCGGAGACTGGGCCGTAATCTGCGACACGTGCGCCGCAACCCATCAGACGAAAATTGTGCCGATCGAAGGGAGTGAACCGTGATGCGCGCCCCATTCCAAAGCATCCGCAAGGTAGACGACAACGAATTACTGCGCGCCTGCGGTCGCGCTTACGCAGGTCTTGCAGCGATCTGCTGCGTGTTGATCGTGGCTTGCTTGACGATTCAGTTCACTGACGTTATTGCGAGGTCGGTATGAGCGAAGCGAAATTTACGCCGGGCCCTTGGGTCGTCACAAAATATGGCGACTTGATTGGGTCGAATGGGGAAAAGGTCGTGTTTGGCGGTGACGGTTTTAGCATTGGCCAGCGGAGCAATCCGGTTTGGAAAGCAAATGCGATTTTGGCCCAAACATCCCCGGAATTACTTGATGCCTTGTCAAGGATGGTTGATATGTGGAATTCGATTTGTGATGTGAATGGCTGGGACCCCGAGCACAACGTCCAATATGGGGAAGCACTCGCCGCGATCGCCAAAGCCACGGGAGCCTGACATGCGCCGCATCCTCACCCACGACCTCACAAAGGTCTTCGCCGGCTGGATTGTGCTGTCCGTGTTCTGGCTGGTTCTACTCGCTGACCCTCCGTATGTAGACCAGGCGGTGCATCGGAGCACCACGTGAATACCGAAGACGGCCCGACATGGCTCGCGGCCGATACGTTAAAAGCATATGAGGAACAAGCGATGTCACGAGTAATGGAACAACCTACCGATTTCAGCGTGGTCGAGGAAGAACCGATCCAGAAATCGATGCCCATGGTTCAGCAAACGCGCACGGAAGTGGCTACGGCAACGCCGGCCGATCTTCTGATGTACGCCATGAACAGCGGGGCCGATCTGGACCGTCTGGAGCGTCTCATGGACATGCAAACGAAATGGGAGCAACGCGAGGCGCACAAGGCATACACAGAAGCGATGACCGAGTTCAAGCGCAACGCGCCGACCATCAATCAGGACAAATACGTCAGTTTCGAGACTGGCAAAGGCACGACCGCTTACGCGCACGCGACCATCGGGAACGTGACGGGGAAGATCGTCGGCGCACTTGCCGAGCATGGGTTTTCGCATCGCTGGATTCCGGGGCGCAGCGAAGGCGGAATGATCTCGGTGACGTGCGAGATCACGCACAAACTCGGCCATAGCGAAACAACCACGCTCGAGGCTGGCCTCGATCAGTCGGGCGGCAAGAACAATATCCAGTCGATGGCAAGCACCATCACGTATCTGGAACGCTACACGCTTCTGGCTGCCACCGGCCTGGCCGTACGGGACCAGATGGACGACGACGGAGCCGGTTCTGGTCCTCCTACCAGTGGCCCGCGTGCTGCATCCGGCATTCCTGAAACGGAAATGGCCGATCTGATGATCGCCATGCGCGAAGCTGAAGACGAAGAATCGCTTCTGCGCGTCGGAAGCAATGTCCCGACCGCAGCAAGTGACGCTCAGAAGGCTGAACTTGCTAGCGAATATACGAAACGCCGTAAGGCACTCAGGGAAAGCAAGGGGGCGTGATGGATCTGTCCACTGTGGATCCGGCTCTGATCGAAGCGCGTGGCCGTTATGCCACCGTCAATGGCGCCTACAAGGATGTGATGGAGGCTATGCAGAAAACCACGCAGAAGGCTTGCGACAGCCTTCGCTTGGTGCTGCAAGACGAAAACAAGCGCTCCGATCACATCGCGCAGGTCGAAATGTTCGTGGGCATGATCGCCTCGATGGTCAAGACCGCCGATGAACTTCACGAGCAGAGAGAAGCGCTCTATCCAGACGCATGGGGTAAATGATGCCGACCTACATCCTTCGAAACAAAGACATCGTCCAGCGGATGGTGGATTACATCAAAGCTGTAGCCGGTCCTGCTGCGGCAGCCGGAAAGCCGATCGTGGTCGAGGTTGGCGAATACCAGGCGAAGCGATCCAGCGAGCAGAACCGGCTTCTCTGGGCCCTCCTGACGGAGATTTCCGAGCAAGTAGAACTGGAAGGCAAGCGGTTCGCCAAGGAAGCTTGGTACGCCCATTACCTCGACCTCTATGCCCCCAAGCAGGAAGGCCCACGCGGTCTTGTGCCGGTGGGATCGAGCCAGATGACGAAAGAGCAGTTCGCCAATTTTGTGACGCGCATCGAGTGCCACGCAGTGCAGGAACTTGGTGTCGAATTCGCAGCGATCTGAATGGAGATACAGATGGACAAGAACATGAATGGCGAAAAATACGAAACGGAAGTGCATCGCCGGATTTATGACAACGATAACGGCCAGTTCATTACTGTTCGACCCTCCGCTGACTTCCCGGGAAACGTGATGCTCTTTGCAGAAGGTACGGAAGCTGAATATTTCGGAGCGATTCGTCTTGATCTTCCGGCCTCGATGATGAGGAAGATTGGCGAAGCTCTGATTGCTGCTTCCGACGAAGCGCCGGCGATTTGACTTCATGACAGTCCCCTTGGAAGGGCCGCAGTCCCGGACCCGACTTTTTGAGGCTGTACTACTGATTGAGGATGACGATGAGCGACTGGATTGACCGCTGCCACTTCGGCGATTGCCGCGAGATGCTGCCGATGCTTCCGTCGGCCATCGCGGACGCGATCGTGACCGATCCGCCCTATGGCGATACCAGCCTCTTGTGGGACAAACGCTGCGACGGCTGGACCGACCATATCGCGCGTGTTCTGAAGCCGTCCGCCAGCGTTTGGATTTTCGGCAGCATGCGCTTTATCGCTG